ATTAACGCATTTCCTGAATACTTCGAGAAGTATCTTGAAATGTCAAAATACTTAAAGGATAACCTATGACATTCATGGACGTAATCATCATCTTTAGTGTCTGTTCATTAGGCGCACTATGGGCCATGTTTATGATTCAGGAAGTAGTGTTGGACAAATGACAGATAAAGACTACAACGATTTACTTTTTGCCTCGGGAATGTCAATTGCTGTCACACTTGTTGGTGCAGCATGGTTTGGCATACTAAGTATAGTCCAATTCAGATGGCAGTGTGGACTATGTGGCAAAATGAATAGAACAGGTTTCATCAAATTCGCACTTAAATGGTGTGACCATTTCGGTCATGGTGCATAATGGCTGAAGTTAAGTTTGATGAAAAGACATTACGGCGTGTAGGTGATAAAAGTGGTGTCTATAGTAGTCTCCGCAAGATATCGGAGACAACTAAAGATACTAAGTTTATCATGGAACTACGCGCTCAACTACTCAAAACTATTGAATTCGCATTTCGTGAACATGCGAGATTGGATTATAAAGGATGCACTCAAAAGATAGAAGACAAAGCATGGGCAAAATTCGAGAGAAGGTTAAAAAAGTATCTTTAGGATGGAATCATGCTTTGCTCAATTACTTCGACGTGTATTCACCAGACGGTATCATCGTTGGTAAAGGATACATCATCTCATATCCAGATGGCTGGATGTCACGTCCAGAGCTATTTGATTTGAATGGTGCTAGTTTACCATCGGCATGGTATCAAATGAAGTTAACTGAGTATCGGCCCTGTATTGTGCCGGAGAAAGTTCAATGAGTGAAGTTCAAAAGATAGTTGAAGAATCTGTAGAGAAAGTTCTAGGTGGTAAGACTAATATCATCCTAGACGCTACAGTTCTATCAACTTTAATGGCCTGTCCTCGCCTCGCGGATTTTCGATTTAATCACAATCTACAACCGATTGAGGGTAAATCAAATTCGCTAGAGTGTGGGTCGATAGTCCATAAGTTCTTGGAAGTCTATTATCAGGGTGTAATTAATGGACTCCGAAAAGAACAAGCTAGAGGTTATGCATTTACGGCTGCTGAGTTGTATATCGCCGGATGCCCATATTGCACAGATTTTAAACCCACTGACGAAATCCCTAAACCAAAATGTGGTCATATCCCAAATGATTACCCAGGCGTTAAGAATACGCCTAAAGAATCAGAAGGATATAAGACTGGCTGGCATTACGTTCTGGATACATGCGACCAGTACTTACAGTTCTATAGGAATGACCATTGGGTTCCACTTGAAGTAGAAGTGGTTAAAGGTGATGTTCTTTACGAAGATGATGAAATCAGAGTCTTATGGAAAGCCAAGATAGATGTCATCTGGGATACTAATCAAGGTATATTCCCAGGCGACCATAAGACAATGAAGCAACGTCGTAAAGACAATCTGATGTCTAATCAGTTCAAAGGTCAATGTCTCTTGATGAAAGTGCAAAAAGTATTCAAGAACATTGTTGGCTTTCAATCTTCTCTTAAACCAGAAGAAAAGTTCCTCAGACCACCAATGAACTACAGTATGCCAAATCTATTAGAATGGCAATCAGAAACACTGCCATACTATGCGAAGCTGCTTTTAATGTATGCCGAGACTGGACATTTTCCACCTAACTATACTCACTGTGAAGGTAAGTATGGTGACTGTGCATTCTATGAGAATGTCTGTAACTACGACCCTGGCATGAGAGAACAGCAGATTAAACTTCATTTCTATGTTGGACCGGAGTGGAATCCTACCAATCAGATTGAGGAATAACAATGACTGCTGAGGAATTGAGAAGTCATTTTAATAACACATTTGCATTAGGAAAGTGGCCTGACACATTCGAGGTTGATAGTGAAACCTATGGTAATGTGTGCCAGTCATTTTTCAATTGGGCAGTGGATAATCAAGACCACTGGACTGATTGGGATAACAAGACTCTCATACATGTAGCATTGGGTCCGAATAACGGTATCATGTTTAAGGATGTTGAGTTAATCCTTAAGAGGAATAACAATGAGAGCAGCAATCATCCAACTGACCATCGCGGTTAATTCTGAAGAAGAATTTGAATTGAAAGATGTATACGAAACATTCAAAGACTTCTGTGCTGATGGTGAAGTTGCACATGAGTTAGTTGGTGGTAATGGTGAAGTCTATCTCTCACTTGAGAAGATGGAAGGAGTAGAAGCTGACTAATGAGTAAAAAATATGAAGTCCAAGTGAAGTTTGGAACTACTTGGGCAATTATTAATAAATACGATAGGCAGACGGATGCAATGCACTACATCAAGGAGAATAGTGGTGAAGTGTATCCTATGCGAATAGTACGAGTAGTTAAAACTGTCGTGTTTGAGGAAACCAAATGAAAACTATTCAAATTACTTGTCGTATGCATGGATTGGAAAGACGTGAAGAAGTTATAGACGTTGAAACATTCCAATCCTTTGAGGAAATGCTTTTATTGGCTTCAAAGGATACTATCCTTGGCATTATTAACGAACGATTAGTTAAAAATGCTAGAGCAAAGTGGCACAACGACATGCTACAGAAAGTATTTAAGGGTTAAATGAGTAAACATAGCATTAATCACATCCATCGTTATAAGAAGGTAAATCTAGGCCGTAATGGCAAGGATTACCTCGTATATAAATGTGTGAAGCCAGTTTGTTCACACTATGTTCCTCTGCATTTAGCAGAAGGTAAAATGTGCGAATGCAATCGGTGTGGTGAGCCTATGGTTATTACTAAGTTAGTAATGACTGGCTCAGAGGGTAAACCTATGGCTAGACCACATTGTATTGACTGCACAAAGAAGAAGGTAGAAACTGATGTTAATGCTATTACTGAGTTTTTGGAGGGAACTGAGACAAAGGTTTCGTAGGATGAAATATTCCCCGTCAGGGGACACTATTAGCGAGAGTCATCTCGCAAAAATAAGAGGTAACACTAATGGAGAATACGACTAAGCATTGCTGTATTGTTTGTAATTGTCCACACAACAACGAATCAACAAGCTTCTGTTCTGAATCCTGCTTTGAAATATGGTGGGAACAGGTGGAAGCTGCGCTTTTATTGCATTGGATAGAATTGGAGTTGAAATTAGCAGATGCCAAGCCTTGCTGATGTTAAACTAGACGCTCTATTTACGATGCTTAAAGGTGAGCCGGGCACACGCAAATCAACTTGTGCCCTATCCTACCCTAAGCCTCAATATTGGTTTTCAACTGACCAGAAAATGGAAGCATTAGTATTACCAGCAAAGCGTTGGGGAGTAGATTTAAGAAAAGACATCCAATTCGATGATTATAAGGATTGGGATGCTCCCTGCGCGAAAATGAAGCAACTCCAGTTAAACTGTCCGTTTAAGACAATTATAGTCGATAGTATCACTTCGATAGGTGATGCTATGACTAGTCAGGTTAAGAAGTTAAAGAGAACACAAGGCGACGGTAAGGTAATCGGCGGTATTCCAGTAGCAGGATTTGAGGAGTTTAACGCTGAGGCATCGGCATTTCAAGAGATGATTGCCATGCTGAAGGATATTCACAAGTTTCATAAAGTGCATATCATCCTCATTGCCCATGTAATCGCGGTTCGCAAAGATAATGATGCTAACAAGTTGACGCATCACTCTCGCACAATCGTTACTGGTGCTGAGAAGATATCAGCGAAGCTCGCAAGTTACATGACTGAGGTATATCACTTTAACATTAAGACAGAGTTTGATGCTGAAAAGGAGGGACAATATGCGTTAATGACAACTCACACCGGGAATGACTATGCGAGAACTTCACTTCCACTAAGTAAAGAGATTACATTCAACTCTGAACCCCTGTATGAGAAATGGGTTGAACCCGCCATCAGGAAACTGGAAGCTGAAAGTCCTATCCAACGAATACAACAACCATCACTACCACAAAAACCACCAACAACATCGTTCTCAGCATAGAGGTGAAACATGGCTATTGTTCAATTCTCTGACCGTGACATGCTACGTGGAACAGTCGTAACTCCAGCGTGGTATAGGGTCAGAATTGACAGTGTAGGTGAAGGCCCCGCGAAAGACCAATCAAAGGGTCCATCTACTAACTACCCTGTGGAAGCTACTATTCTATTCGAAGGTGACACCGGTGATACACAATTCGCTAGTGTCCCTGTTGACTGGAACTTCAATAGCAAGGCTATTGGCTTTGCAGTAGGTTTCCTACAGGCTTTCGGAGTTAAGGTTGAAGCTGGTAAGCGTTTCGACCTTAAATCTGCCGAGGGTAAGGAAGTGGACGTTTTCGTAGAAAACGATACCTATCAGAATCGCACAGTCAATCGTGTGAATCATAAGTATCGTGAGATTCGTCCGGAAGTTACCCCGGTCGCACGTTCGTAGATATTGGGCAATTACGCCCACTAACAAGGAGACTACCATGACTGAAGGATTTCGTATGATGGCTGATGACGAAACGGTTGATATGGATGAACAGACCCGTATTGACCAAGAGAATGCATCTGAAGGAACCGTCGATGAAGATTCGACGGAAGTTCCAGAGGATGAAGATTCAGACATCGACGAGGAATCTGAGGAAGAACCAACTGACAAAGACTAACAGATTCGTTGCATAACCGGACAATACCTAGTTCCACCTATTAATTGTAGCGAGTAAGTAGCTACCTATTAATACTATACCAGACGGATGGAACACATTAATCGCCAGACGGGGCCATAAGGTTATGTAATGATAGGGGAGCCTACCGACGTATTGGCTAAGCCAACGTATTACACTGGTAGGTTCCCCGCCCTCAACTAAGGAGATTGAGAATGATTAACAAGTACTACGTTGGTGCGAGTCACATCGCAAAAGCAATTGAAGATGGCAAGAATGCAGGTTCAACACATGCTGACCTTTCCGATGCTATTAACGAAGCAAAGCGAAAGGTTCAGAATGGTGAAGCGAATACTGTCATTGTTGTTCAAATCATCAGAGTAGTTCGGAGAGACCATCCTCCCGTTATTGTTGAAGATGTGCAGTAATGGCAGGCAAAGGTAATCCGAAGAAAACTAGAACGATTTCGCCGAGACTTGCTAACGGAGATATTCGTGACTCAATTGGACATAGACTCCCACCAGAAGTTAAGCAGGGTCTTAAGACAATTGCACTCCACGAAAATAAATCTGTTGGATGGGTTCTCGAAGAAATCATTATTGAATACTTTGGGTTTAAACGTCCAAAGTATATCACGAGGAAAAAGAACAATGGATAAGTCACTACGCAATCCGATGGTCGTGCAAGTTAGTGAGAAAGAAAAGGAATATCTTGTCGAACTTGGTTTACAGAAGTTGCTTGAAATTGGTAAGCACTTCGCGCAAGATTCCGACACAACCTTGCATATCAGACCAAGGAAATATCGTAAGACTAAGAAGGTTGTGAAACCTTCCAGACCTAAGATGAGTGCCGCCGCTAGAGCTATCATCTCTAAAAGGATGAAAGCAATGTGGCGTAAGAAACGTCAAGAGAAGACTGCCCAATAATGAGCACATGGCAGATGCTCCAATAACACTAACTACTTTCGTGAAGGGGTAATGGAGCATGGGTGAAGAACTGAATCCAGCGTTCAAGGAATTTTTTCAGAACGAAGAAATTCCTACTAAGACTGATACTTCCGAGATTAAGCCAGAGGAACGGCGTATTGTCGGAAAGATTATCAAGGTATCTGCTGAGGGATGGGGTTTCATTTCCTCATTGGATATCAAATACACTCGAATCTTTTTTCACTGGACATCACTACGGCAGGATACGCTTAACTTCCAATCATTGAAGAATGGTATGAAGGTTGAGTTTACACCTGTGGAAGTAGACGGTAAAGGGTGGCGGGCGATAAAGATTCGAGTTCTACAGAATGAAACTAAACCGAAGGGAGTTTCTTAGAACTCTAATTGTTGGTGCAGTTGGTTCTGCTGTAGATATTGAATTTACAGTAGACCAACTGCTTCAACGAACTAATGATTTGGATGACGGACAATTTGTTTACTTTGTAACAATCTGTCTTAATTTTCACGTCTGTAATCCAAGACAATGTGCATATATTGATGACATAATCGGAGACTAGATGAACTTCGACCTGATAACGAAACTAGCAAAGTTAGCAAACAACAATCCTAATGAGAATGAAGCTAACGCGGCTGCACGTAAGGTGTGCAAATTATTGGCTGAAGCTAACTTCATATTCGCAAAGGATGCTACTCCTCCGCCTAATCAACAATCAGAACCACGCGCACAACGTCAAGGTAATCCATTTGATACTGAGGATTTGTATGACATTCTCCGCAATATGGGGAATCGTCATTATGCGTATGGATTCGATTACGACGGTCCCAGACAAGGTGAATGGACAGGGTTTGGTGGCTCACGTCCTAAAAGTAGACCTAATCCGGGTCCATCTGATAGTGAGAAGCGTCGTAGGGATGAAAACGCAGAACGTGAGTATCGTCAGTCTGAGGAATATAAGCGTCGCGAACGTGACGCAAATATGAAAAAGGAAGCTGAACAAGCAGAAAAAGATAGAAAGAGAGGATTTGACTTTACTAAGGACAAGACATTAAGAATGTGCAGCAAATGCGGCATAACTAAACTAACTGCGTTCTTCGGTGAACACTTTGTTTGTAACGACTGTATGTGGAGATAACTATGTCACTAACTAGAGATGAATGGCTGAAGATGTGGGAATCAGTCAAAACTATTGAGAACTTGGCTAATACTCTTAAATCACCACCACGCAGACAACAGATACTATGGCAAATAAAGAAGATTAAAGACCAGATTCAGGCCGTTATTGGTCAGATGGAGTAGATTGATGAAATGACATTCGTCGAGAGGTATGAACAAGAAACGACATGGTATGGTAAAGCCACTATAATGGAACTTTACCACTTAGCTATGACCCAACGTAATAAGGGTTGGACTATTGCTATGACGGCTGAGTCGTTTAGTTGTAGCATCGGATTAGTTTCGGAAAACTTGAAACTGGCTGGCGCATTACACCTGAACCCAACTGTCTATATGACTTTAACTACTCGACAAGAAGCATTAGATAAGGTTAATGGGAGGCGTTATGCCAGAGTCAGAGATACTCAAGACTGAGAAATACTGGTTAGAAACAATCCTCACTGAAGCCGAAAGTAAATTAAGTGATTGGGAAAGGGGTTTTCTAGACTCAGTATCTCTACGCTTAAGTTATAACCGCGAATGTAGTCCCACACAACACGATATACTCGAACGTATTTACGCTGAGAAAACTAAGTGAACGAGCTTAAATACGTAGCGGGTCATGGTCCATTAGGGGCCAAATTAATGGTGCTAGGTGATTCACCTACACCAAAAGATACTTCTATCGGCAAGTGTTTTACTGACGCAAGAGAGTTTAATCAATTACTACCCGATACTGGTATTCGTCGCGAAAACTGCTGGTTCACTACAGTTTCAAAATATGAAGTTCCACCGAACATAGGGAAGAAACGTCTACCCTTCCATGTCCGCGCGAAAAGCGTCGGCATTGATATAGACCAACAGTTAGCAGAACTGCAACAAGAAATAACATCAATTAAACCTAATTGCATCCTCGCGTTAGGTAAAGCCGCATTATGGGCACTATCTGGTAAAACTCAGATACAGGATTATAGAGGGTCCATCCTATATGGAATGAGCACTAAGTTCGTTCCTACCTATAATCCCGCCCACCTTTCTTGGCACGCTACAGATGTAGAGTTTAAGGGTTATTGGAATCGACAGATTATCGCATTCGATATGCGTCGAGCATTAGCCCAATCCAAATTCCCTGAGCGTATCCTTCCTTCACGTCATTTAGAAATCTGTAGGAATTCCGCACAACTTTCTGAGTTTAGACAACGATATAAAGATAAGATACGAATGTCCGTTGACATCGAGGCTAACGGAACTTGTATCCCTATTTGTATTGGATTGTCATTCAGTAAGCATCATGGGATGACGGTTCCGCTATGGAATGCTGATGGTATATCAACTATACCCGATTCCAATTTAGTTCAAATCTGGATTATACTTGCGGAGATGTTGTATGAAAAGGAAATCGTCGGACAAAACTTCAATTATGATAGAGATAAAATTAAACGACTTGGATTCATCATTCGGAAGCTTGTATCAGATACAATGCTTAAGGCTCATGCCATTAATCCGGAACTTCCAAAAGGACTTGCGTTTAATACGTCCCTCTTTACGGAAGAACCTTTCTATAAGAATGAAGGTATGTATCAAGGGTCTATCCAAGACCTTCTACTCGGATGTGCGCGAGATGCATGTGTAACATTTGAATTAGATGAGGCTATGAATGCTGACTTAGATGAATTGGGTCAACGTCAGTTCTACGAAAACTTCTTAATGGAACTTCCAGGTCTATATTGGGATATCGAAAGACAAGGATTTCGTGTAGACCCCAATGAACGTGATGTTCTACTTAAGAAATATATCGCTTGGGATGAAAATCTTAGATATGAACTCTTTAAACTAACAGGAACAGAAATTAATGTCAATAGTCCTAAACAAGTTCAATCCTTGTTATGGGAGAATCTTAAATTTCCACGAAGGGATGGAACAGGTGAAGAAGAACTCACGGCTATTCTTAATACACAATCCACTTGGAATAAAAGACCCGACTTCCACCGGCGCATTATCGAACTTATATTGGAAGATAGAAGAGTTAGAAAGAGTATCTCCACCTATCTTATGGCCATGCCGGATTACGATGGAAGAATGCGAACAACTTACTTCCCTTGTCTCGATACCGGCAGAACTTCTACTGGACAGCAAGACATCCCAATTAGACCAAATGTTGAAGTCATTGATGAAAATGGAAAGAAGAAAGACAAAGTTCTAGGCATCGCGTTCCAGACAATGACTAAGCATGGTGACATCGGAGCAGATATACGAGGTATGTATGTCCCCGATGATTATCACTATGAGTGGTATCAGGATAATGAAACTGGTGTATTAGTCCCAGTTCCAATAGAGGAAGAAGAAATATTTGTACAAGCGGACTCATCACAAGCTGAGGCCAGAGTAGTATGGTTACTCGCTAATGATGAAGAAGCATTGAGGTTAGTCGATGAAATCGATTATCACGCTTGGACAGCATCATGGTTCTTCGGTGGAGTTGAGGCTGATTATTCCAAGAAAGTATTGGGATATGAACATCCAACTCGTTTTGTCGGAAAAACATTGCGGCATGCTGGTCATTTGGGGGCAGGTCCTAAACGTGCGGCTATCGAAGTTAATACCTCTGCCCGCAAGTATAAAATTCCTGTCGCTATTACCCAAGCGATAGCCGAACAAGCACTAAAAGTATTCCACTACAAACAACCTAAGATTCAACAGGTATTTCAAAATGGCATTGTGGAAGCGTTGCGAAAAAACAGGCAATTGGTTGCCCCAGTCCCATACGGCGTTAACAGTCCTATTGGTGGAAAACGAACATTCTTCGAGCGTTGGGGTGATGAATTATTCCGTCAAGGATTTTCATACATACCTCAAAGAGCAGTTACAGATAACACGAAGGCCGCAGCTTTACGTATCAAAAAGCAGATTCCACATATCAAGATTGTTATGGAGTCTCACGACGCGCTTTTGTTTAGCATACCTGTATCGAAGTTACAGACTTACGTCCCGATTATCCGTAAGGAAATGGAAAGACCCATTGATTTTAGTAAGTGTTCATTACCGCGTAGACATCTCAAAATCCCCTGCGAAATTGAAACTGGTAAAAATTATCGCGACTTTAAAAAATTCCGAGACGTTCCAATTATATCCGAGCCAGTAGAACTAATGACTATGCCACCTAAAACTGTTACTGAGCAATTCGCGGCAGTAGAGTTACCGGGTGATAGTTATAGGACTGATAAGATTTATTACCACACTACACAAAAGAAATTCGAGGTGGACTAATGATTGCGCCAGCTAGAGCAATTCAAACTGAACATGGTAGAGTAACCATGACTTTAAATAAATCTCCCTATGGAAATAGAGTATGGATAGATATTACTGACTTGTTTTTAGGAATAGATGATTTAAGAGAACTTAAAGGTATGATAGGCGAAATGATTAAGGAATTGGAGCTTGCTAATGATGAATCAAGTTCCAAGACCTAAACGATGGGAACTAATACTAGTCCATAAAGACCCTGACTCCTTCGGACCACTATCGTATACTAAGATTGAAGATGATGATTTGGTATCACTAATGGCGCAATTCCAA